TATTTGAGGGTTAGCTTCATTTACTACTATAGGATATTGGTTTAAATAAGTGCTATTAGGAGTGTATGTTGTTTGATATTGTGTTGGGGCACCATTAAATTCTCCTAAATTAGCATGTTGGATACTAGGATAAATAGTAGGGTATGTTGTGCTACTAGGTGGGGTTGTAGTTGGGAGTGAAGTTGAAATTGTATTATCTAATCCAGTTTCACCACCTAATATTGTGTCTTTTTGTCTACTGTTATCACTATCAATAGGTACACTATCTAAATAAGTATTTGTTGAAGTATAAGTAGTTTGATACTGTGATGGAGCGCCATTAAATGTTCCTAAATTAACACCTTCTACAGCTGGGTAAACATTTGGGTAAGTTAGACTATCAGGTACTATTGTTGTAGGAAGATTACTATCAGTATTATCTAATCCAGATTTTTCTAAAGTAGGAATTTGGGGACTATTTGGATCTCCAATAGATATATTACTTAAGTAAGTATTATCAGGTCTATAAGCCTGGTTAGAATTATATTGAGTTGGTGCTCCATTCCATTCCCCTAAATTAGCTCCTTCTATAGATGGGAAAGATGTGGTGTCACCAGGAATAATAGCTGTAAATTCGTTTTCAGGTGATGTATTATCTAACCCAGTTCTATTTAATGTGTTAACTTGAGGGCTACTTTCTTGTTGGATAGGATGGTAATTTAAATAAGTAGTATCCGCATTATATAATGATTGGTATTGTAAAGGAGCACCATTAAATTTTCCTAAATTTACATCTCCTATAGTTGGATAATTATTTGGAGCAGTAAGACCATTAGGTTTAAATGCTGTTAAGTTAGCATTAGTATCAGTATTATCTAATCCAGTATTATCTAATGTATTTAATTGAGGACTATTAGAAGTTTTAATAGGTACATTATTTAAATAAATGTTGCTACTATCATATGTACCTTGAAATATAGATGGAGCTCCATTAAATTGACCTGTAACAAATGGTGGAAATCCAGGATATCCTAAATATGTTTGATTAAAAGGATATGTTTGGATAAATGAAGCAAGGTTACTAGGATCTAAAGTTAATCCAGTATAATCTAAATAAGTAACTAAAGTATTACTTGAATTAGTTACTATATTATTATAGTTAAACTGGCTATAGTACTTATTATTTGAAGCCCAAATAGCAGAATATTGATTAGGTTGAAGACCAAATGATCCCATTCCTGTTTGAGGGGAAAGTATTGGATAATTATTTGGGAAATTATTAGCATTAGGGACTGGGTTTGTGGTACCTACATTCCCATTATTTATATTATCTAGTGATGATTGATATAAAGTAGGAATTTGAGGACTATTTGGAGTCTGGATAGGCACATCAACTAAATAAGTATTGTCTGGGTTGTATATTGTTTCATATGGTGATGGAGCCCCTCTAAATTCTCCTAGATATACATCAGTTATAGTTGGATAATTATTAGGATATGTTATACTATCAGGTACTATCGCTGTAAGCTCATTGTCATTATCTGTATTATCTAGTCCTGTTTGGTCTAATGTACCTATTTGAGGACTATTTGAGTCAGCAATAGATATATTATTTAAGTATGTGTTATCAGTGTTATAAGGGGTTGAGTATGTTGGGTCTGTAGATGGAGCACCATTAAATGATCCTAAGTTTACATCCTCTATAGCTGGGTAGTAATTAGGGTAGGTTAAATCATTAGGTATTGGAGTAGATGATATTTTATTACTATCTGTATTGTCTAGAGATGTACTTTTAAGTTCACTATTATCATGCCAGGTAAAATCAGGGCCTGCAAGGCTTAAATAGGTATAAGAAGGATTATAATTTGGATTAAAAACATATGGTGCTAAACCATATCTACCTTTAGCACTTACAGGAAAGTAAGTATTAGGTGAAGGAATACCGGTGGATGTAGTAAAAGAGTTATTAGTGTTATCTAATGCAGTATCATTTAAAGTAGTAGCTAATGTACTACCATTATCAGGTTGTCCTACTGTTTCATCACTATAAGTATTTGTAGGTGAAGTAGATTGAATAAACCCAGATTGAGGATCATTAATAGGAGTGTCATTAGGAAAACTTCCTGCGCTTAATCCTGTTTGACCTTGTTGTAATAATTCTAATAATCCCATAATTATTTTATTATAAATATTAAAAAAAGAAAGCTCGCTAAAAGCGAGCTCTTTTTATTATTAAGTAGTGAGATTAGAAGTTTAATACGCAGTAATCAACGGCTACGGTCATTGTGATGTTAACTGCAGTATCTACTGTATCCCAGTTGTAATCACCAAAATTAGCGTCTTTAATAAATGCACCTTTAAGAATCCATTCACTTACTACGTCTCCAACAGGTCCTAAAACATCTAATACTAAATCCTTTTTATAGAAGTCAGAATATCCATCTCTACCTGTTACTGATTCGTGGTGTAAACGTACCCATTCCATTACTGATTGTGCTCCAGAAGGAGTAATTGGGTCGAATAATGTCATTTGTACATCACCCCATACTGTTTTACCTTTAACTTTACGTTGTACGTTAATGTGGTTTAAAGGTACTTCACCTTGAGTTACAGTAATTGCATTTACTCCTTTTACAATGTAACTAGGTACACCATCCATATAAAGGATAAATCTATTTGCCTGTTTTGGTTCAAAGGCTGTGAAGAATATTTCGCTTGAATTTAATATTGCCATGTCTTTTTATTTATTATAAATATTCAATCTTTTAAAATTATGCTGGAAAGGTGGCTCCAGTTGGTGTAACATTAAAGTTCAAGTAAATAAATTCAGCAGTTTTAGTAGGTTGTAAATAAATTTGTCCTACCATTTGATTTTGATCAATTACTGTTGGAGTATTATTAGTATCATCCATTATTACCTTAAACGCATATAAACCTTGTCTTTGTTGAACACTTTCTAAGTACGGATTAACTTGTGCTAAGAAGTTATTTCTTGTAGCAGCTGTGTTTTGTTCAAATACTAATGTATTAGCTACTTGAGAAATATATGACTTAACAGCAATTAACAATCTACGAACATTTACACGATCTAAAGCACTTGCTCTTGTTTGTAATGTTTTTTGTCCGAATACTACTACTCCAGGTGTGTTAGGAAAGGTAGCAATTGGGTTAACTTTTCCAGTATATAAAGTATCTCTTTGTGCCGATGATAACATTCTTTCAGCGGTTAGTACTGTGCTTATTCCACCTCTGTTTATACCAGCTGGTGCGAACCATGGTTCAGAAACACTGTCATTGTAGGCATATACTCCAGCTATCATTGTTGAAGCAGGTACCCAAACTTGTTGTCCTGTTGCGTCAATAACTTGAACCCAAGGCCAGTATGTAGCAGCGTATGATGTGTTTTTTTGTTGTGCTCTTGTAACTATAGCAGCAGTTGATGAACCATATCCTACTAAATCTGCTATGTAAATATTATCTCCTCTGTTTTGAGCATTAGATATAATAAGATTTACATCTGAAGTATGGCTTGGAAATATATCTACTAATCCTGGTGCTAGAATAACATTATATTGATAACTATCTCTATTAGATAATAAGTTAATCATATTAGTATAGCAGCCTCCAGTTAAACCTTGAGAATCAATATTACTGATTTGGTCGTAGAATTTAGCATTACCTTTTATAGTACCTGATGCTCCACCAAATGATCCGCTATCTGCTATTGGTAATGAGCTAGTGTATATTGGATTTGGGCTTCCATCACTTAAAAGATAGTTAGGAGTAGTAATATTTACTGATTTTACACGAATAAGTTCATTTGCTCCTAGGTAGCTACCAGTTGATTGGAGGTAGTAACCGTCAGTTGTTACTAGATTAAATTTCTTATCTCCAATTACTTTAGTAACAAATCTATCACTGTATGGGTCTAATGATAAGTTTCCAAATGTTGTTCCAGTAGCAGTAGCATATGCTGGTGTTGAAGTTGTATCATTACCTTTTCTAATAAGTAAATCAAATGTTCCAGATGCTGTGTTTACGTTAGCAATTTGCCATCTTAAGTTATCTACTGTTCCATTAGCTAATATACCAGCAGCATCTTCAGATCCTGAGCTATTCATTATAACACCTTGAGAAATTGTTTCAAGGATAAATACAGGAGTAGTTGTTCCACTTGCGCTTAAAATTAAACTACTTGTAGCTGAAGTATAAGAACCTGTTACTACACGCGCTACTATTATTGAATTACCTCCATTAGCAAAGTAGTTGGCTACTGCTGTAGAAGTAAAATAGGCGTATTGCTGTTGGTTGATAACGCTACCACTTGTAAATTTGTCACCAAATATTGATAGATATTGAGAATATGAAGTAACTACTGTAGGTATTTCTACGGGTCCTTTTACAGTTGGGCCTATAATAGCTGCTCCAGCAGTTACAGGACCTGCATTGATAAATGAAGAATCTGTTTCTGAAGCTAAAACGCCTGGGGATAATAAAATTTCTGCCATGGTTTACGTTATGTTTGTTTTAATTATAAATATCTTAAAGGTTGTCAAAATCATGAAACCGAGATAAATTCTCCTTTCTCTATGTCAATATTTCCATCACCATATTTTTCTTGAAGTTGTTTGCCAATTTTAATTTCTTCTTCGATTTGTAATTGAAGAGTTTGTTTTAATTTTTGTTTTTCTAATTCGAAAATTTGAATTTTATATTCTAAATCTCCAAATGTGTCTAATAAAATTTGTTGATTAGATTGAATTTTTTTTAATGATTGAATTTCTTCTTGAGTTAAAACTTTTTTTTCCATAAAATTATTTTTTGTTATTTATTATAAATATCACAAAGGAGTTGGTAAATTATTAATATCTACTACTGTTTCAGATGTTACTACTAATTTATTTCTATCAGAAAATTTACTTACAAATGTTGTGCCTTTTTGTATTGTATCAGGTATAATATACCCGTGCATTTTTAAGGTAAATGTACTTTTAACTACTCTTTCTTTATTATCAGATAATTCAACTGTAGAAGCGAAAGAATCAATATTTGTTTTAAATTTAAAGCGTTCTGGATCACCCCAATAAGCATCAGCAGCATATTCTACTGCTTCAATTGTCTTATTTAATTGCTCATTATAGTAAGTAAACACA